CTGCAAATATATTTAATAACATTTCCTTCAGGAAAAAGTAATTTATTTTCGATTACAAATTTGCTGGGCTGAATTTTCATTTTTTTATAGTGTGTTCCACCAATTTGTTTATCGTATGTGCTCATGAAATTTCTAGTAAAATCAAACAAAATATAAAAGTATATAAACAGATAATTGTTATCGTTGTAATGTTTCTCATTTATACTCTCCTGTCATTATTTTCAGGGTTTTCAATTTCAGACCAGTCTGGTCTCCATCTTCTGTGGAATTGATCTTCGTCTATTGACCATGGTCTTCGAACAGGAACAGGACCATAATTTCCCAGCTCTCTTCCTGTTTGTGATTTAAGAACCCAGCAATCAAATATTCCTCTACTAAACATCGTATATTTCAGTCTTTTTTGAACATAAAAATTTTCTGGTTTCATTCTGTATAATGTTAGATCTCCAACTATATTATCATATGTAGTTCCCTTTACATCATGAGTGCTTCCATATTTAATTCTGATATTATCTTCCGGATTAGATCTTTTTCTTATAACGTTTTTTATATAAATCATTCGATCGTCATGATCTTTTTGTTTTTTTAAAAGTAGATCGAATGCTGTGCCTAAATTAGGTTTTAAAAATTTTAATTCTACTAATTCACTATAGGTATAGTCTCTTTTAATCCATTCTTTAAATTTTTTTAAGCTTCCTTTCCCATATATTATTGCTTCGTTCACCTTTAAGTATTTCCAAAATGTTTTTATTTGATCTAAACTTTTAGGCTCTCCATTTATAAATTTAGGCCATTCTCTATGACAGTCTATTTCTTTTTTTGACACATGAGGTTTGCTTTTTATATGTGCAAATTCAAAACCGTGTTTTTTTAAAAATTCAGTTATGCCAATACTACTTTGCCGCCCTCTATAGACAAAAAGAAAAGTTTGATTAGTATTTCTTATTTTATTTATAAGAATATTTAAATTTTTTGAAGGCTTAAGGTCCGTCAATTCATATTTATTTCCTTTTATAATATCCCCTATTTTACAACCTTCTGGTATTAACTTTCGTTCCTCGTGATACTTAGCGTATTTAGCTGGCGACCATTCCCTACTGTATCCGTAGTCTCTCCAGACTGGTGCAATTATTTCTTTACAAAATTTATTAATAGCTTCACTACATCTTAGCCCTTCGGTTAATTGGTGGTAGGGATTTTTTGCAGCTTCATGAAAAAAGTGGGCGTCTGATCCAGCAAACTCAAAAATAGTTTGGTCAGGATCTCCTACTAGATAAAAATGTTCATTTTTAACATTTTTAGCCATTTTTCCAATAGCTATCATTTGAGGGACGTTGGAATCTTGTGCTTCATCTATGATTAAAGCTTTAATGGTCGATTCTTTAGAATTAGGATTTTCTTTATTAGAATAGATTAAGTTATATTCATCAATCATATCTGCAAAATCGTATAGTCCATTTTCTCTTTTATAGTTTTCATAAGTCTCGTTTAAGTCTTCTAATTGATCGATGTTGTACGGATAATATTCCTGTCTTTCTGTAGATTTTAGATTCCAATATTCTCTTAAAGTTTTTCCATTACCTCGTGCATGTTTCACAAATTTAAAAAAAGGATGTTTCTTAATAGTTTTCTTTTTTGGCATTCTAAATCCTGTATTTTCTCTACATAAAGCAGCAAAACCGTCAGGATCTTCTTCTGCTGTAAAAACTTCTCTACGCATAAGTTTATGTTTACAATAATGATGGAGGGTACATATACGATGTTCAAAAAAATCTTCGTCATATCCTTTTTCTTTGAGCGTTTTCCCTTCCACATCTTTAATTTTCGTTACTGCAGCTAGAAGTTGACGAACAGCTTCATTTGTATGGGAAAGTAAAATTATATCCTCTGGCCCATATTCCTCGAGAAGTTTTTTATACTTCTTAACTATCCATTTATGTGTTTTCCCTGTCCCTGGAGGTCCAACTACAAATCTAGCTTTCATCTGTTATCCTTTCTGTTTCTTTAACTTCTTCATATTCCCCATCTATTACAAGATCCTCTGAGGCTAATTGGTAATTTTTTATTCTCCAAGAAACACAGGATTTACCCTTAACTTTTCCATGATTCTTTTTAGCTTTTAATATTTTTTGTATGTTCATAACAAGATCTACTCTTTTAATCTTTATCCTTTTTTCCACTAAGAAATCTTCGAAAGAATCTAAATTAAATTCCAAAGATTTTTTAGTTGTATCAAAATGAGGTCGTTTATACTCAAGCAAGTTGATTTTATCTGTAAAAGCTTGTTCCTTCTTTATGTATTGAGAAAAATGTTTTATAAAAACAAGATCTTCATTAGCTTCTTCTACGTAATTTTTTGATTTGGTTCTGTTTTCATATTTCTTTCTCATAATCACTTCAAAATCTCCAGTTTTCATTTTAGGAACCCAGACAGATGCTTGACTAATAACTTGATCATAAAACTGCTGCTGTTTCGTGAGCATTGGTCCATCTACTCTAATTTCTTTTTCCTCTAGTACACCGTCAACAAGTGCATTTACTTTAACTAGGTATCTATCACTGCCATACTCAATAATGTCTCCGATTGATTCTTGTGCAATTTCTTTACCAGCTAAATGTTTTGCTCCAACCCAACTAAATAATTCTGAAATAACTTTTATAGAACACCCTACAATCTCAGCCAGTTTGGGAATCCCTAAATTTTTATTTGCTTTTTTACCATTGGTACCTTTAGACATTCTTTTTTTTGCTTCATCATCATTAGATTCAGTCGCAAGATTAAAAACAAATTCATCAATGTCCTCTACTTCCCATGTAGTATGCTTAAGTAAAACTCCCGCAATAGCCGTACAATAAGTATCTCTCTGACCTTGGGGAGCATATAAAAGACAGAGTGCAGCTGACAGTGCTACTTTACCTACATCCTCTCTAAGATTTCCTGTATATTCGCTTATGCCTACATACTTTTCCCATCTTACATTTTCATTGGCTTTACTATGTTTTGATTCTGGAACTATTGTATAACGATCACTTCCATGTCTTAGTTCACACAACATGGAACCGTGTGGTAAATTTTGATATTGGTCTTTTAATTCTTTAGGTAATTTAAATTGTGTAAAATCTATCTTTCCTTTCCACCAGTAGTGACTTCGAGGGTTACCACCTCGACCAGAGATAGCGCCATAAGACCTGATATATTTTTCTACAAATCTTTTTACAAATTCATTGTCAATATCAAGATCAATATCTTGATCTAACCTTAAAGCAATTTCACAGTGAGAGTAATTATTTCTCCATTCTTCTTTCGTTATTTTAAAATTTGGGTTGGTCCAATCTTTAACGATGGGTATCCCCCTCATGCAGGGGATTATAATGCGATCTGAGTCAATCCAATGCTCATAATTAACCGGACCTTTGCTGTTAAATTCATTAGTCATAATTTTATTAAGGGCCAGTTTCGCCGCTAGGTCTCCACTGGCCCTCACTTTCCGTAAAGAAAGTCTATAAATCTAATGATCCCTTGATATTTTCGGCTGTTTCACCATGTTTAACTTTTACTAAACCTTTGACATTTTTTTCAGCAAAGTTTTTAGCAATTTGATAAACATTTTTATCTGAAACTGGTCCAACTTTAGACACATCCCATCCAAACCATGTTCCTTTGTCATTAGACATCTGAACAGTTTTTAGATTATAAATGTGGCTATATGTTGGCGGTGTGAATAAGCCGTTTTTTCCTTGCAGCTTAATTCCCATCATCATTGAGTTCCATTTACGACTAATCTTTAGTTGAGTAGCCTTCATAGAAATCAAAGCCGTTGATGGAGTTGTGCCCATAAGAATCACAAAGTGATTTGCAGTGTTTTCAAGATAATTACCGTTTGGTAATCTATCCTTCCAGGCTTTATCGCGAGTAGTTGTACCCACTACAGCACTGTCTGCTTTATGTATTGCTACAGGAGCGTTTCCAGCTTGACCTCTGTCTCGCCATTCGACATACTGTCTTTCATAATGAACGGGTATAATATTTATACCCTTTTTTCCATTGTGAAGTTCTTTGGTCACACTATTTACAATCATTCCAGGTTCTGCTCCATCAATAAACTTGGCATCTTGTTTATTAACTTCTGGAGATAATTGTCCTAAGACT